CTACCGCCAATAACGAGAAAGAAGTTATATTGCCTCGCAACACCCCTCTCAAATATATGGGTTTGAAAGAGGTAAGTAGAGGAACAGAAGTTAATATGGTTGTCGCAGTCTTTCAGAGGATGGATAAATGAGCAGATTCCTAACTGACACCCTAGACGGCATTGAGATAACCCGAGCCAAAGATGTAGCCAAACATGGTGAGCATGACCAGTCAGAGCATGGCAACTGGGCTAGGGGTATCGAGGTAGCCCCTGAGATAGTCCGCTCGACCCTAGAACGGGTCAAGGCAAACGGTGGTCTCTCGGTCAATCTAAAGGATGGCTCGGAGCCTACAAAGGGCTTTATGGTCGCTAAGGGCAAGAAATACGCGGCGATAGTCAAGGCTGACGATTTCTTTGATGAAACCAAGGGCGCTGAGATTCTTTCTTCCTACATGAAACGCAACAAAGCCGACCTCGCAACGGGGAAAAACTACCTCGGTTTATGGCATAATCAGGACGATGGACAAGTTTACCTTGATGTTTCCGAAAACATCATGGACGAGAATGAGGCTACTTCTCGGGGTCGTGACCGCGACCAAATCTCAATTTGGGATGTAGCAAACTTCAAGGAGATACAGACAGGAGGTACAGGTGGCATCGAAAAAACTCGAGGCAGTAGAACTGCCCGATTTGTCACAGATGACAGACGAACAGATAGACGCTTACGCCAAAGAAATTTGGGCGAAGTTAGCAAAACCCTCAAAGTAATTTATTTTGACTTTGGGTTAAAACCCGTATTTAAGCATGAGGGACATGAGGACCAGTCAAGCCATGGCAACTGGGCAACAGGTCGAAGTGAAGAAGATGTAAAACGCATTTCTCAAATGAAAGATAAAGGACCTGCTCTCAAAGCCTTAGATGATGCTTTAGATAATGCCACGGGCGAAATTGATAAAGACAAAGCAACGATGTTAATTGACAATGAACGAAGCCTCAATGACGACATAGAACAAGGCATCTCGGATTTAATTGCCAATCTTGAAGAACAAGATGGCGAGCCAATGTCCGATGAAGCAAGGCTGGCAAACTACGATAGTTTTAGGGACCAAGTTATGTCAGAGTACATTGAAGAAAATGCTGATGCGTTGGAAGAATACGCTCGGGATAATAACTATGGCTCACTTAAAGACCCTGAAGTAACAGCAGATTTAAGAGACTCTATGAATGAAGTTTTCGGTTTGGAATACACAACTGAAAAAAATGGAAATAGCATCACCATGCGCTCCGAGGTGAGTGAAGTTTATGTTGATGGAGATGGCATCCATGTGAAATCAGACATCTTTAATCAAGATGGAGAAATTGTTAGCAATAGCCCTGTACACCGAGTATTTTCAAAAGATGAGGCAAGTGGCACTTGGAGTGTAGAGCATAAACTTTTAGAAATAGATGGCGAATATCGAGGCTTAGGTTTTGGCGGAAAATTCTTACAACAAACCGAAGATTGGTATATTGCTAAAGGTTTGACGCATATAACTCTTAATGCTGGATTAACAGACGGAGCAAGGCATTGGGCAACCGCTGGATTTGATTGGAACAGAGATGACCTTTCTTTGTCAATCAATAATTTACGGTCTGAAATTGAGACTAAATTAAATGATGTGAAGTCGGGGCAAAGTGGTTTTATGACTGTCTCGGCTAAAAAATATGAAGAAGGGTTAAACGAAGCAAAAACATTATTGGGTCGCATGACCAATTCAGATGGTTCAATCAGAGACATGCGAGAAGAAGATTTTCCTAAGCCAGCGGATTTTGCGAAGATTGGCTCAAAGACAACAATTTTTACTGAGGATGGAACAAAGACATGGGCTGGAAAAGAAATTCTACGAAGCACTTATCTTCCTTATGTAAAATTTCTAACAGCCGAAGGTAGTAATCTTTTGGCAGGTCCGATTGACATGGATGGGGACGGCTTGGTTTATGACGGCACTCCAAGAGAAAAACCCGTATCAAGTAGCGGAAAAAACTAAACTGGGGTATAATTAACTATGGCACAAAGAGAGAAAGAATTAAAAATCATTCAAGGGGTCTACCAAGAATGGCTCAAAACCAATCCTAATTGGGAGAATGAGCAAAGCGCCTCGGTAGATGACGAACTCAAATTACTTGAAATGATTGATACTGCCCTTCAAAAAAATAAACCCGAGTAGTAATACCATCCGCTATTCTTAATCCATGGCGGATATTGCTCCCAAGTTAATTCATCTAAGCGCTGAGGAACTCAAGGCGTCACATGAGCGTGTCCATAAGTCGGAAGCCAATCCTGCGACCATAGAGGTTCATCACACCATCCTCAATGAGATGGCTAGACGCAAGATGGAACGCCCCAAGGATGACTGGGACAAGTACGAGATTCTTATAGATTCAATCGACAATGTAGACCTGACTAGCCTTAATGGATTACCAGCCGAAACCATTCTTGATGTCATAAAAACCACAGGGGATACAACTGGCAATATCAAAACCTTCTTAACCGTGGACGGCTATCAAATGAGGGTAGAGGCTGTTGAGAAAAGGATTGCTCAAGAAGATGGAAAGTTTATTGTCTATAACGAGGCGGGGACTAGAAGTTTCGGAAGTTACGATACAAAAGAAGAGGCTGAAGAACGCCTAAGACAGATTGAATTCTTCAAAGCCGAAGGTGATTACAAACCACCTAAGTCAGTCAGAGAAGCGGCGCAACGAGCGATTGAATGGATTGATGCTGGTCTCGCTGGAGATGGCTTTACCTCAGTTGGTAGAACTAGAGCAGGTCAGTTAGCCCGTGGAGAAAATATCAGCATTGAAACTTTGAAGAGAATGAAATCATTTTTCTCTCGACACAAAGTTGATGGACAAGCCCTTGGATTCAATCGCGGTGAAAAAGGATTCCCTAGCGCTGGTCGAGTTTCTTGGGACGCTTGGGGCGGAGACGCAGGATTCGCTTGGGCAGAATCATCAGTAGAACGATATGAAAACGCAATGGAGAAACATGGAGAACACGAACAAGCCGACCACGGAAATAGGGATGGGGCAACTAATAGTGGAGAAACTGGTTCTAAAATTTCAGTTCCTCCTAAAGCAGATGACATACCCCCAAAAGCACAACGAACCCCTGAAGCCATTAAAGCGGCGCAAAGAATTAGAGAAAAAGCAGAAAGAGCCGAACCAGTAATTACTGAGTTAATGGTTAATCTCGCAGAAAAAAGCGGTGGTCAGTTTGCTGAGATTGATGGAAAAAATTCTCTTCAGGAAAGAGTTAAATCTACGGAATCTCTTGCTCGCAAAATTGATGGTGATGCTGAAAAGAAATATGGTGGAGACAGAGAAAAGGCGGCAGATAACATATACGATGCTGTTCGTTATACATTAAATGTTGATGATAATAATTATACAGATAACTTGGAGCGCACGGTTAAAACCCTTGAAGGCACGGGATGGAAAATAGACGAGGTTAAAAACTTTTGGCAACAAGGAGACCCTTACGATGGTGTCAATATGAAAGTTTCTAAAGACGGAGTTAAAGTTGAATTACAACTACACACTCCTAAATCTCATGAAATTAAACAAGTTAAACTTCATAAGGATTATGAAACATATAGAGAATCCAAAAACAATACAGAGCGTCAATCTCTATGGGACAGGATGGTTAATACTGCTAAAGCCATTCCAAGACCAGCCAACTCAGCCAAACTTTTGACCATTGGTACCTTGGTGGTACAGACCTTTGAGACCGCTGAACAAGCGGGATTGACTAAATCAACTGGGGTTGATATTATGTGGACAATAACAAGAGGAGGTATAGCCGTATGCGATATTTTGCGAGTTTAGGCGATGGCAACAAAGCCCTTAATATCTTCCGCTTTGAAAGAGGAGAAGCGGGAATGATTGAAGATTATTGGACACCGAATGGCTGGAAAAAGGATGAGGATGCTGAAATCGTCCGCTACCTTGCTTTAGGTGAAGGCGATTTTCAAGAGGTTACAGAGGATGTAGCCCGTCAAATTTTTCCTGATGTGTTTGCCGAAGAGACTACAAAGGCTCTAGGTAGATTTGATTTACAGAAAGCCGAAGGGGATAAGCGTTACACCCTTGGCGCTATGTACATCCCTGATATGGAAGATGCTCATGGAGAGTGGACAGACTCCGATGAATTACAGAGAGCGGTTTGGGATTATGTCCGAACTAATGACCGCCGTATCCGTTTACAACATAATCGTGATGTAGTTGCTGGAGAATGGGTTGAGGTAATGACTTTTCCTCATTCATTAACAGTTCCTATCAAAAGTCCCGATGGTTCAGAATCCGAACACACTTATCCACCCAACACAGTTTTTCTTGGAGTGATTTGGGAGCCGTGGGCTTGGGATATGGTTACAGAGGGAAAAATTGGTGGATACTCAATCGGTGGAAAAGCCGAGCGTTTATTTATCGACATCGATTTAGAAAAGGGCGACCCAACTGTGTCCGATGTACATATTGATACAATAATGTCACCGTCAAAGAAAAAACCCAAAAAGGAAGAGACTGTATGAAAAAAGATTCAAGAATGTTAGCGGAACTTCGCAAGGGACCTTTGGCTGGTATGGACGAAGATGAATTCAAAATGATTGAAGAAGATGTAAGAAAGTTTGGTTTCAAAGGACTTAGTGGCTACGCTAAATCAACAGTTCAGCGAGCATTGCGTATGATGGGTGCTGAGATTAACAAGGCTGTTGCTGTTAAAAAAAACACAGTATTAAGTAAGGCTGTATCAGTCGGTGACAAAGTTTCATGGAACGCTTCAGGTGGAACAGCCGAAGGTAGAGTTTTAAGAATTGAGCGTTCGGGCAAAATCAATGTTCCTGATTCATCATTTGAAATTGAAGGAACTGAAGATGACCCTGCGGCGTTAATTGTTTTATACCGTGATGGCAAACCAACTGACACTAACGTTGGACATAAAGTTTCCACTCTAAAAAAAAATTAGATATTGAAAAGCACGGCGACCATGACCAATCTGACCATGGAGTTAGAGATGGTGGAGATGATTCTGAAGGAGAAGATTCATCAGAGCCAAAAAATTCTAAACCTAAGTTTGTTCCGTATGATGATGACTCCGAAGGTGAGTTTTCTGACTTAGACTACGATGACCCTAAATACATGGATACAATGGATTACCCTAGAAAGAAAAATTAAGGTCTTATGCCAAGCGTTGTAGATGACACAATTCAGGTTCTTAAATCGATGAACCTTGAGGCTCATCGTGTGACAACTCCGCCTGGGTACGCTGGAATTCAAGTAAATTTACCCAATGATTCTCAAGCATTTTTTGTTTGGACAAAGATAGACGCTTTTGATTATCACTTTAGATTGGCTCGTTTTTGGGCTAATGAAAACCCTTTTTCTATGTGGGTATCACCTAATTTAATTGAAGCCCTGACCAAGACAAGAGTGATGGCGAACTAATAAAAAAGGCTCAAATTACACTTATGGTATTCTTGATGCGTCAAGACCCGAGGTTAGTTTTATTAGCCCTATGCTAAAAAAACTCGCCTCTAGTTTGTTAGGAGCATAAATGCCGAAACCCCGTACTCGCAAAATGGTAAATCTTGCCATTGAGGAAACGAGTGGTGTAGACCATCCAGCACACTTACATGAAGGTTGGCTTGTTATGAAGTCAGCATCCGAATCTGAAGTTCAGAGGGTTCTCGACAAATCGCTTACCAAGGAGGACTCCGATATGGAGAATAAAACTACCGAGGCAACTGAAGATAAGGTTGAAAAAACCGTTGAGGAAGAATTAGCGGCGGCTCAAGCCCGTATCGCTGAACTTGAAGCCAAACTTGCCGAAAAGGAATACAAAAAGCCTGACGAAGAAGTTGAAATGGCGATGAACGGGGACAAGAAACCTGAAGATGAAGAAGCCCAAAAAGAAAAAGACGAAGATGAGGAAACCAAAAAAATGGATTCCGAGGATGAAGAGAAAAAAGATTATATGAAATCTGCTCCTCGCTCAGTCGTCAAAATGATTACAGATTTGAAAAAGCAAGCAGAGGAGGCAACCGCTGAACTTCGTAAAGAGCGTGTCGCCCGTGCTGATGCTAAAGCAGTAGAGAAGGCAAAGGGTTGGGCTAATCTCAATCTTAACGCCGAAAAAGTTGGACCAGCGCTTCGCCGTTTGTCCGAAACAGATTCAGAGTTAGCAAAGAGCGTTGAAGAGATTCTTTCTTCCGTAAATGCTCAGGCTGAATCAGCATCAATTTTTGCGGAAATCGGCAAATCCGCGGACTTCAAATCAGGCAATGCTTATGAGCGTATGACTACGCTTGCTAAGTCTGCCGTTGAAGAGGGAGCATCTAAGTCAATGGCACAAGCCATTGCCGATGTTGCGTCAAAAAACCCTGACCTTTACAGCCAATACCTATCCGAGAAAGGTGCCTAAACCATGGCATACGAAATCTCTAATTACTCGGTAAAGGTCACCCTCGTAGCAGGTGCCGACCTTTCCAGTAAGCAGTATAACTTCGTCAAGTTGAATTCATCAGGACAAGCAATCGCTATTGCGGCTATTACTGATGTTCCAGTTGGCGTTCTACAAAATGCTCCGACTTCAGGACAAGAAGCAGAAGTTCTTGTCTCAGGTGGAACAAAACTTGTGGCAGGAGAAGCAATCACTCTTCCTGCGTTCCTTAGCGTTACCTCAGCAGGTAAGGCAGATAAGGTCGCAACAACAGACACAACCCAATTTGTTGTAGGTCAAGCACTTACCGCGGCTGGCGCTGATGCTGAAGTCATCACCGCAGTTGTGAACTGTGCTAACCCAACGAGAGCGAACTAGGGGATAAATAAACATGCCACAGCCACATATTAACTCCGTCCATGTGGACGCGATTCTTACAAATATCTCGATTGCTTACTTACAGAATCAAGATAACTTTATCGCTGACAAGGTATTTCCAATAATCCCTGTCGATAAGAAGAGCGATAAATTCTTTACCTACACCAAGAACGATTGGTTCCGCGATGAGGCTCAACGCCGTGCGCCTGGAACTGAATCTGCTGGTGGCGGTTACAATCTTTCAACTGGAACATATTCATGTGATGTGTTTGCGTTCCACAAAGATGTAGATGACCAAACAACTGCTAACGCTGACGCTCCTCTAAACCCTCTTCGTGAGGCAACAGAGTTCGTCACTCGCCGTTTGCTACTTCGCCGTGAACTTCAGTTTGTAACTGATTTCTTCACAACAGGCGTATGGGCTGACGATGTAACAGGTGTTGCTGGCGCTCCATCTTCAGGAGAAACAAAGCAATGGAGTGATTACACTTCATCTGACCCAATCTCTGACCTAGAAGCGGCTAAGGCTGAAATCCTTGGAAATACAGGAATGGAAGCGAACACTTTGGTTCTTGGATACGATGTATTCAAGTCACTAAAGAATCACCCTGACCTAGTAGACCGCATCAAGTACACATCTTCACAAACAATCACAACCGATATGTTGGGCGCAATGTTCGACATTCCTCGCGTTATGGTTGCTAAGGCAGTCAAGGCTACAAACAACGAAGGTGCCGCAGAAGCGTACGGCTTTGCTTATGGCAAAGGCGCACTTCTAGCCCATGTTGCTCCACAGCCTGGACTACTAACTCCTTCCGCTGGATACCAGTTCTCATGGACAGGTGTTTCAGGCGGACTTGGCGCAACCATTGGAACTTCACAGTTCCGTATGGAATCCATTAAGTCAGACAGAGTTGAAGCAGAAATGGCTTTTGATAACAAAGTTATTGCCGCTGACCTTGGCTACTTTTGGAACACAATCGTTGCTTAATTAGTCGAACGAAGGGGGTGGGACTTTTGACGGTCTCACTCCCTTCCTTTTTTAGGAGAAATAAATGGCATTAGTAAACAGACTTACAAAAGGCGAAGCGGCAGTTGGCGCTCTACAAATTGGCACCAACGATATGGTTTACGGTATCGAATTCGGTACAGTAGCAATCGACCCTGCTTCAATTAACGCAACAACTCGCGGTGGAACAACATTCACATTAACT